TATATATACAACAGGCCTAGGAGGCTCTCTGACAAGAGATATATTCTTCAAGAGGATTAGCTACACGTGGGGAATAATAAGACAAAAAGAAAGGAACCGCTAGGCTCCCTCTTAGTGTGTGTAGGTACTACTATTAACCAATCACGCCCCAATCCTCTATGTTACAATGATAACCCTCATCATCAGGACAAAACCCATTGTCTAACAACCATTCATGTAAATCTTCTGTAGCTACTATTTGTTCTTCCTTAGTGTCATCACAAACTAAATAATATGTATTCATGTTGTTCCCCTTAATTCATCTTATACTTTAAGTATAGTATGGGTAGAACAGTTTGTAAACCCCCTCAAGTGTAAAGAAAGTGTAAAGATTGTAAATAATCATGAAAACCTGTCAGAAATCCACTAGGTGTGTGTTACACTATAAAGGAGCCCTAAGGATATATAGGGATATATGTAAGGTATATAAAAGAGTATAAAAGAGGAATACATGTATAAGGAGTTGTCAAGGAAGCAGAGAATATTAAGAAGTCAAGTAAAGAAAGTGTAAAGAAAAGGTGGCACACTAATTGCCATAGCACAGTATTCCTATAAGTCAAGAAAATAAACATGGCATAGGAGTTGCTATAGCACACATCCCCAGAAAGTCAAGTGGTATAAGTTTTGTAAGGAAAGTGTAAAGAAGTTCATTTCTGCTTGACAAAAAGAGAGGGAGTGCCGTGTTATTTCACTACCCTTTATCACCCCTCTCAGCACCCCTTTGTATTAGCCGTGTTACCACTACGTACATCTCATTGATTATACAGCATTTCCCAGTCCCACCTCTCACCCTTCTTCTCACGTATCTCTCTGCACACTTCTACATACACATTCATTAGACGTACATTACCATCACCATAGCTCTCTAAAAGGTCTTCTATCAGCTCTTTCTCGCTGTCTAAGTTAGTCATTTTCCTCTCCTTCCTTATCCGGTTTTGTACAGAAATCAGCAACACAAATAGGTAACCCCAACTTATTAGCTTCTAGCCTGTCTTCCTCTGTTAACCGTCTACCACATTTATCCGTACAATATGCACTACTACAATATGTTCTATCTTTATAACACATCATCTAAGCCTTCTCACAAGGCGTTAACCTTAACAGTCTCACTAACCTCTCCTCTATATCATTAGGCCTCTCATAACGTCTTACATTAACCTCAGCGTCATGATATGTACTTTCAGCCCATTCTAGTAAGCTATCTGTTGACCACGTAATACCTGTAATCTCTGATTTATAAATAGTCATATTATTCTCCTTTCACTTCTCCAATGATAACAGTTTATAGCTATTATCTAAATCTAAATAAAACAAAGGGTGGCTATATTCTGTAAACTTAGCTCTAAATATGTGGTTACCTTTGATTACATCTGGGAATAAGCTGACGTACTTTACAAGATTCTGTTTGAATACTAGTAATTTCTCGTAATCGGTCTTATTATCGTATAATCTCATATCTAACATGCAAGTATCTGTCTTATATTTACGAATTAAAGCCTCTGCTTCCCTGACCTGCTCAGAGGATAAAAATTTATCTATATGTAATACTATATCGATACTTGCATTAGATGAGAAACCCACCTTAGGTATGATTTTATATCCAAACCATCCTACAGCTAATAGCACGCAAGGTAACACTAACTGTGCCATCAGTGATGATGCAGAGAATACCAATATTGCAATAACCCCTATTAGTATACTGAATGCATTAATTTTTTTAATAGTCATACCAATCCCCTTCATGTTTGTTAATATCTAATTGTAAATCCGCCACTGCTACATTCATCTCTTTAAACACTCCCCTGTCCTCTTCTACTATAGATTCTCGGAAATCGTTTAATAAACCATCTAAATAGATTTGAAAGTCATCTTCCATGTTACACCTCCTCACTTGAGATAATATGACAAACCCCAAAAGAACAATCTATAGCTCTCACCTTCTGACCAGAATTAGCCACCTCTGGAATACCAAACATAGCAACACAAAATGTAATAAATAAAACCCACCCTATTATTTTATCTTTCATAGTATTCTCCTTGGTTATATTATAACTATAGAAGAGATAATTGTAGGTGTCAAGTTATTCCCCTTTTAATAGTGCTTGTAGAAGCAGACGTGTTTGTTTATACGTCCTATCATCAAAGAACTCCTCTTTAAATTTAGACTTCAACGTTAAAACCCTCCTCCAGTCATCTAAACTGTTTGATTTACACCCTATACGTATATAGTTATCCTTGTAACTACAAAGGATTTGGAAAGTTAAGCCGGTTATAACTTGAGGCTTAGAGGTTAATATATCATTTCCATATACCTCAGCATCTCCAGACACCTTAGCATCTCCAAACACCTCAGCATCTCCAGACACCCTAGCATCTCCAAACACCCAAGCCTTTCCATATTGGCTCAGACTATCTTCGCGCTCTAACCAACCCCCTAAGTCTCCTCTTTTAACATTACTAAAATCTTTAAGAGCTTTAATCCTACTAAAACCACCTACCTTCTTACCTACGAATTCATATTTATTCATTCTAATCCCCTCGTACTTAAAACACTTTCCACACATCATCACTGTTAATACGTACGTTATCTAACCCTAGCTGAGCTCCTTTAACGTCACTCATAGCACTCTTCCAAGCCATAGTCTCATTGGCTCTCTCTCTTTGGAATCTAAGCCTCAGCATATCCCCATGAACCATAGATGTGGCATCTGAACAACCTGCTGCATACAATCTATCAGATAACTCACATAAATTAATAATAGGACCTAATTCAGCTAATATTTCAAATGTATATAACATATAATTCCCCTTAAGATAAATATAATTTAATATCTCTAATAGCGTATGCCATATATTGCTGCACACGTTGTCTGCTGACGCCCATATCCTCTCCCACCTGCTTAGCTGTTTTACCCTCCATTGTAACACCTAACAGAGCTTTTGTGTTACGTTCACTGATAGCAAGGGAGATTTGTATCATCTCTTTGATTAAAACCTCATCAGCATCACCACTCTCCTTTGTTTCTTCGGGAGCTTGATCAAGGTTTCTCTCCATCCCAACAGGTTGACGTTGTCTCCTGTTACAATGGAGTAACGTAGCGTGTTTACAACTGAAATAGGCAAACGTTTTAAAATCCCCACTCTTCTCAGGGTTAAACTTCAAAGCAGCTTTCATTATAGCCAGTGAACACTCTTGTTTAACATCATCACCACTGTAACTTAACCACCCGTAAGTTTTAACCATAGAAAGTATCACAGGTTTCAACCTCTTTAAGATCTCTCTGAAGTCTACGTCCTGATTATCACTTTTCCATTTTACAACTAAATCTTCTAATGTCATAAAACCCCCTTATTGAGAACAACCAACACCCCACCGTACATGTAAACACATATAAACACTGTATAGATAATAAATATAGCCTTATTTTTCATCTCTTACCCCCTTTTTTATGGTCTGCACTCTCAAAACCATTCTCATCTCTAACAGTCTCCTCACTAAACCTGGTCACTAGGTTGAAATCAGGACGAATAATAGGTGTAAACAACAACTGAGCCACTTTATCACCCTTCTCGATATGAATAGTGTCATCGGGCAGCCATGTTTCGGCGCCAGGCTTCTCAGTATTCCTATTCCATGCTGGAATTATAAGCTCGCCCTGATAATCACTATCAATTAAACCTATTGTATTTGATAACACTAACCCTTTTCTCCCTAAAGAAAAGCGAGGTATTATTAACCCTGCTAGCTCTTCGCTATCGCTTCCTATCCATACAGCAATCCCTGTTGGTATCATAAGGTGCTCTCCTGGCACTAACCACATATCTTTAGTGCTTATTAAGTCTAACGCACAAGACCCTGCAGTTGCGTACTTAGGAGGTTGGGCGTACCTGTTAAGAATCTTAATTTCCATTACAGCTCCTTGGGAAGTAGTTCTGGGTTTTCATAAATGTTACCTATTACTTCATACCCCCAAGTGTCCTCAGTCCCCATGTAACAAGTGCGACAGGGTTTACCTATACAATCATTATAGACACCGTAGTGCGATAACCCATCAGCCTCATTGTAATAACTCCCAATCTTGACTACATATTTATCTACACCAAGATCGTGATCAATGATAATATCACCTTCATATATATCAACATCGTTCTTATCCTTCAACCCTGTGCATTGCATGAGAATATGCCCTTTAGGTATATTAACATAACCGTCTACTATCTCATAGGCACTAGGGTGATTGTCCATATGATTACTGTACCAAGCTCTGAACTTAATATCTCTCATTGTCTTCACCGTCTCTGATTTAAATGTTATAGAATAGCACTGCGTGTAACAAAGACCGGATCACAACCGGTTCTGGTTCCATATATCATTACTTTCCCCACATCCAACTATAATAATGCTTTATAAACTTACCGCCAATACTTGGCATACCCAAACGTGCTCTTTCTCTCTCTTCTAACTCTGTTAGTATACAACGACCACCTGTTGTACCTGTTCTAATAACAAAAACTGTTATACATAATGTTATATACCAAGGTTCATTTACTAGACAGAAGAACGGTGCCAATACCATCCCCCAAACTGTTAAATGATGCCATATTATAATAATATAAAGTTTCATAATAACCCCTTATCTGTAACTTGTGTGATCGTGCTTAATATTAAAGTGGCTCTCTAGTAAGTAAACTACTGCGTCAGGTAACCAGAACCATAATGTTGTACCAACAGCGGCAGTTGCATAACCTGACAACTCCATATACTCTGCTGTCACGAAGAATAAGATTAAAGTAAACCATGTAATAAGTTTAGATATCTTATTAGCTAACACCCTACAAAGTTTTTTATTATTCACCTTATTCTCCTAACCTCTGCTGCATATTCTTATTATAGTATATACACTGTGTGAATACAAGTTTTAAACGTAAAAAAACCCACAAAAGTGGGCTATTCTAAGTAGTGTTGTAAAACCAATGACTTATGATGCTCCATCATCCCTAACAACTCATAAGCAGTGTTGTAGATAGGTACGTTATGATAACCACCTTCACTTGTTTGAGCCATTATAACCATTGAGTAGACATGTCCACCACCAATACCGTCTTCTAAGACCTCTAAAGACTCCTCTAAGAGTTGCCTTAGAGTTACCTTCTTAAGATCTTGAGTTACGGGGATATCCACCACCTTTAGGGGTACAACCTTACCATCATCATCTTTAGCCATAACTACGCTCCTTTCTTGAAGTGGCGTTTAAGTCTCGCTGTTAAAGTGGGGTCATTGTCATGTACATATACATCTTGATCTTTTAAAACCTCATTCAACTCTTTCTTAGACAGAAAAGGACAGCATGTATAAGCTAATAACCTATTAAAGTATGATGTTAAGCTCTCTGAATGATGTGCCATCTCCTGACCTTTACCGTACAAACCACCGCTGTAATTATGTATCATAATGAAAGAACAAGGGTTCATAATTAAACTATCACCACTCAAAGCTATCACACTACCCATACTGTAAATACCACCTTCGACAATACATATCACCTCGGCTTCACATTCCTGCATTGCATTTATAATACTTCTACCTACATCAACACAACCTCCTTCGGAGTTTATATAAAGCAACACTTTATCGTTTGCTGTGTAATGCGGAAACCTAAGAAAAATATCCTCGTAGTCATCAAATGATGCAATACCACCGTAGATATGGTGTCTATAAACACTAGCTTCTGCACCCTGAATTCTATGCGTATTATCTTCGCTCATATTACACCCCTTCTTTTAGTTGGATATCTTGAATGTTATTCACATTACCTAAAAATAAAGCATTACACTGTATGTGACCTATGTGAGATAAACTACTCTCCTCGTCTATTAGAACACCACTCTGTAACGCTGAGACATGTCTTAGTAAACTATCTAATATGATAGATACATCCATACCCTTCTTCCAGTTATCTCTACCATACTTCTGTGTCCCGAACTCTAAAACTCTAGCACAATCTGTCATACAACTTAAATCAATCATACTCAACTTAGGTTTGTTATCATTAAACCGCTGAGCTTGTTTTGTTTTATTTGTCATAAACACCTAGCTCCCTACAGAATTTAATATAATGATCTTTTAATAAATAATCTGGCATATTACCTAAAATAGGAACTCCTAAAGGTTCTACTCCACTTAGAGCTTTCTGCACTTCCTCGAACCTTTTAGGTATTAACCATTTAAATTCATCTAATAATATACGCTTATCATAACTATCTAGTAATCTCTTGTCCCTGGGTGCCAGTTTTATGTTATACTTATTGAAAATAATATTACTGACCTTATCTTCAATATCTTTATAATCGGATAATGTTGCTTTTAAAGGAGAAACAACGTCTCCTAAATAAGCCTCTGCTGCGTCGTGTAATAGTAAAGCAGCTGCTAGATTCCTATTCTCATCCTTGATGTATACATATTCAGCTAAGTGTAACGAATGCTGAGCTACTGTATACGAGACACCTACTGGAAGAGAACCTCCAAATCTATTTATCTTAGATAGATGATGGGCTATATCCTCTAAACATATATCTGATTTCTTTATATTGTTAGGGAAAATCTTCTTCCCTGTAAAAGTAAAATAGAAACTCGTACCTTTAGACATAAAACCTCCCACTATCTAGAATACTTATCCTTCAAGTAATCTAAGCTAATAAACATAGGATCGTATGTACCTTCTGTAACTCTATGCTTCACTATAATACCTCTCCAATGATTGTTACCTTGCGGTCCCATATACTCCTCTGGGTGTTGGTAACAAGCTCCTGCCACTAACCCTTGTAACACCTGACCGTTAGTTAAGTATTTCAAACCGTATTGTAATGTCTGCTGATGTCCCATCGTAAAGCTGTGTCCTAAGTTATTTAACTTAGAGTTCATCTGTCCAGCCACCACCCCTTTAACTAAGCTATTAGGGTTTACAAAGTAATGAGCATAATATACACCGTCAATCTCAACAGGTACTAAGAATGGTATCACTTCCCAATCCTCGTATGGAAGATCATCAGAATGAATCAACCCTTCAAGCTCTGACTGATTCTCTGCGGCACGTGCTATCCTGTGCTCATGGTTACCTAATGTCAACACCATACGTGGCTTGTATCTCTGCTTATGATACTGTGCTGCCTTTTTATTGTATTCCCTCAGAGGTTTTAATAAAATATCCATAGCCTCTTTAGCAGCTGCTATATCCTTTGTGTATCTACGTCCTTCAAATGAAGCTTTCCCTTTGTCGTAAGAACTGAGACTGGGCATATCTGCAAAGTCACCAATATTAATAATTACATCAGGTTTCTTATCAACTATGTATTGACCTACCCAAGCTAGATGTTCCAGAGGAACACCTTCTTTAACTTGGCAATCAGGTATTACTAAATGTGTAACGTGTCTCATAACAACCTCCTAATCCCAAAAGTGTTCTATGTATTTATGGACGTACTCCCAGGCTTCCTTCTTAGCCGCTGCTTCATTCTTATTACCACGATCACTTGCAATCTTATACATACCATCGTAAATCTTTTTCTTTGTAACCTGCTTAGTGTACATCTCGCTTAACTTGGAGGTTTCTATCCTCCGAAAACATATCGGGTTCTTTTTAAACAGATAGGATAATGTAGGGTCTACACCATAATCGTAAGCTTTCCTGAGCTTCCCCGAAGCTGTCATACAACGTCTGTAAACCTGCTCACCTCTTACGTGATATCCCGATTTACAAGCCTTTGCATTAACCTCTAACATGTCACAAAAAGCATTGATAGTATATCCACTATCCCAAGGTCTCCATTTCCATGCCATCCTCAAGAACAAAGGCAGGTTAATTATAAAATTACGTATATTATAATAAGTGTTCATTAGCCAGCAATTAAACCACCAACTCTCTAAGTCAGATATCCACTCATCGTACCAACGTTCCTCACCTGCCATTTCTCTTTCAAGACGTTTAATACTCCTCCCCAACTTACTCATTTCTTAGCCCTCCTACGGTCTTCGGCACCTTTGATTACATGACAAGGTTTACATAATATCTGTAAGTTGTCTGTATCACAAAACAGAGTAGGTCCAAACGTTGCCCAATCCTTCTCCTCTTTAAACGTGCCGCACGGCTTAATATGGTCCACTTGAACTTCTTTTTGCATAAACCACTTCTTACACATCTTACATTTATATTCCCACTTCTGCCGGTTGTTAGGCCCATTGTAAACTCTTCTCGCTTTCTTAAGTGCTTCTGAACGGGCTGGGAATCTCAACCATGCTCTTCTTAGAGCCGAACGTATCATACTATAGGGGTTCACCATCTATTTACCACCCCAGAGGTTTAAAACATACTCCTCTTTATCTGCGTAACCTTGGTCTTGAATATCAGCCCACCCCATATTCAAACCTTCGTAGTAACTTGATTGGCGTAGTTCAGTTAACACTTGTATACCGTCTTGCTCCGGCATTAACTTTAATGATTGTAGAAGTAATGCATAGTTTGGCTCTTTCATTATTCTTCTCCTTGGTTATATTTTAACTATAGTGTATCAATTACAATTTGTCAACCTAATCTTCTCCTGGATTGTAATTATTAGCCAGTTTCCAATACTCAAGTAGGTGTTCAAACATCCTCCAATCCTTATCAAAATCTTCACTCTCTGTTAGCTTCACTACACCTGGTGTATCTCTAGATATAAATAGATTGTATCTCTTAGCTCTAGGTATCTCTAACCCTACAGCGTAAGCTGCTGATTGCATATGATGGTCTGCATAAGCTTTAAACTTACTAACATCATCACCATCTTTAGTTTTAAAATCTAGAATAATACCATCACCGTCTTTACTGTGTAAATCTACACGCCCACCAAACCCAAACTTGAGGTCACAAAATGAAGCCTCCGCCTCCCACGTAACACCTGGGAATTTCTCATGTATAAGAGCTAGTGCAGCTTCGCATATCTCCCTATCTAACCTATCTACTACACCAATCTCACCGTTATTAAAGTAACCTTCTAACATATCATGTATTTCGTTACCCCTCTCAGCTGCGTTTTTAGCGTGTTGCCCTGCCATCGCTGCAACTTTCCTTCTCCACTCATTGAGAGGTTCTTCAGGAGGTGTTTTCTGAACTGCGTTTAGTAATTGACTCCTGAAGTAAACCTGCAACCCTGGACTAGCTTTTACACTAGTCACAGTTGTTACAGAAGGCACTAACTTTAACTTCCTTGCATCTCTTAATGTGGTGTCTCGGAGTTTACCATTCTTACCCACCACTTCGTATGCCGAATCTCCTTTCTGATTATACCAATGTTGACCCATTATTTCCCCCTATTATAAAGAGATAAACTTGTGAGAACTAAAAACAACAATACTATAATAGATATACCTAAGAACGCCGGGGCAAATACACCATACCAAGGTAGTAGTATAAGACCTGACACCTTCAAACCAGCCAATACGGTTGTTATCATAAACAATATCCTAATCATTCGATACTCTCCGCACTTTTGATAACCTCTTCAGCAGCTTTCATAGCACAAAGTAGTAGAAACTGATCAGAGGATAGGTTTAATACTTTGCTAGCTCTCTTAATAAGAGCCAGCACTTCTTTACTCACCCCTTGTAGGGTAATATTCACATATTCTTTTTTCTTACTCATATAAAGTCACCTATATCACCACTATCATCAGCTCCGTCTGAAAGTTCTACCTTAGGTTTCGCCTTAATCTCAAAGATATCATCATCAGCGTCTTCAGCGCTCTCAAACACAATCAAATCTGTCACTTGAACTTTTCTCATATAAAGAAACTTACCAAACTTTGTCTTAACTAACTCTGCTTTAACCACTACTCTACTGCCATTACCCACTTTATCAGTGATTGGGTCACCATATTGATCTATAACTTGTAAATCATCATGTACTTTATCACCTCTTGATATCTTATGTGCTGATATTGTAAGATACGAAACTCCTGATTTTTCATCTATTGATAATTTAGCTGGTGATTTCAACCCTGCCTTCTTAAGTTGTGCAAATTGTTCATCTGAACACTCTACATCAATCTTATATTTACAGTTATTAGGCTCTTCTGGGTTAATATAATCTGGATGTGGCTTACGAGCCTTATTAGGTGGTATAGTAGCCCATTTACATAAACCTTTTAGTATTACTATGTCTTTCTTCTCTCTGTCTGTCATACTATTCTCCTAAGTTTTAATGTGTCTCAGCCCAATTTGAACCTTTTGCAAATTCCCCTGTAATAGGGACATTTAATTTTAATAACTTACCTGCTTTCATCATTGAAGCAACTGCTAACTCTCCTATCTTATCCGCATCTTCAGGGTTACATTCTATTTGAAACTCATCATGAAAGTTCCCTACGAACTTATAGTAAAGTTTAGCATCTTTCAACCATTTGTCAAGTACACATAAAGATAATTTCATAACAATAGACCCACATGACTGAAATAATGTATTAATTAATGCATGTTTATAACGTACTGTTAAAGATCTGCCGTCAATTGCTGTTATGTGGCCTGAATCATCAAACTCATCTTCTAAAGACTTCTTAAGAGCTTTAAGACCTGGATTCGCATCCCAATACTCTTCGTAAACCTGTTTAGCCTGTGCAGTGGCTTTACCTAATGTGTTGGCAAACTTACCAGCCGCGCAACCGTATGTTATTGCATATTTAGCAGTCTTAGCTGTGTTTCTGTCTACATTAAAGACATCTGCGTTACGTTGATGAATATCTCCATCAATAAGCTCTTTAGCACTGTCTAAATCGTACTTAGCCACGTAGTGAGCTTCGCATCTCGCCTCTAATGCAGAAGCATCAACCCCAATTAATATCTTACCCTTAGGGGCTTTAAACAGGCTTCTGAGCTCTTTACCGTAATACACCTTTTTATCTGCTTTTGGTACATTTACTACAATCCTATGTGTCATGCGCGTCGTATTTGTCATACAAGTGTTAGCTTGCGCTTCAATACGTCCATCATCTCTTATATTACTTATAAAACCTTGTACCTGCGAACGTCTGTGCTGTGCTTTATTGTATTCAGCAATGTAAGCAATAGCTGGAGTTCCTAGGTCATTGGCAACTACCGACCATTCCTCGGGTGTTGCGGGTAATTTAGGGCTGGTTTTAACCACCCGGTTGAATTTACACCTCAAAGGTTTACCATGTTTATCTCTTTTAAAGTTCCACTCTGTTGGTTTCCACCCTCTATTCAGTAAGTATTCTTTTAACTGGGTTGCACTATTAACACTAATCTTCTCGAACTTAACTCTACAAAAATCACCTACCACTTCATCAAAAGAATCTCCCACCCATCTAGCAGCATTAACTGTTAGCTCACCGTCTGCTTTAAATGCTTTACAAACACCCTCTTTATAAGGCATAAAAACTTTAATAGGTAAATACTTATGTAACTGTTGTTCAATATCTTCAATTTTATTTGTAAACGTGTCAACTAAATCATAAGCCTCTTTCAGGTTGAAATCCCAACCGTTATCAGCTTGTTGTTCAACGATGTGCCAAACCTTATGTTCCATATTAAAGACTTTCTCCATATCTCCACACTCTTCCATGATCTTTAGATATAGTTTAGCGGTAATCTTTACATCCCCTTTACACCTATGTAACATTTCTGGTGTATATCTGCTCCAATCTTCATGTACAGGTTTAGCAACACCTAGTCTAACACCCCAAGCAGCTAATCCGTGTTTACCTTTAATTGTAACTATCTTACCATCTGTGTCAGGATACTTAGCTTGTTCTATATCGGGCCATAGAATACGGGCCATCAGTAATGTATCTCTGTAAAAACCTTCATATTCAAAACCTAGAAGTTTCTTAAACACTTTTAAATCAAACCCTATACCATTATGCATACATAAAGAATCAACTTGCTGTAAGAACGGTAATAGTTCATTCATGTTCTCTGGGGTGAATAAATGTAACTTCTTCTTATCGATGTCATAGAAGACAGCACAATGTATTACACTTGGATCCAACCCATCTGTCTCTATATCACCAACTATCATTTTGACTCCTCGATTAACGTAACTTCAAGTACTCCTTCAGACACCCTGGTTATACTTTCAATATAACCCGTAAACGTACCGCCTGGGTTACACTTAAGATCACATTCTTCTCCTGTGTGCAGGTTTCGGAACAGCTCTTTTTGACCAAGGTCGTGTATATCAGCACTAAATTGAAAATCTATCCGTCTGAGTATCACACCTTTAGGTAATTTCCTAGTGGAATATGAGGATGTTATGTCGTTGTCCATCATTAAAGCCCCCCTCTTATAGTCCTCTTCTCCTCTAGGATATTCTGTATAATAACCCCCACTTGCGAATATGCATCCTTTTGACCTTTCACGTATGAACTATCAGGCTCTTGAGCTAATCTAATATACTCTTCTGCCACTTCCTCCCAAATAAGGGTCATATCTGATTTATTATTCATTTGAACCTCTTTGTTTTATGACTGTAATCTAAGTACAGTCTTTTTCCTGTGTCTTGTCCAGTAGATCTATCTTTTTTAATGAAAACTTCTGTTTTATTACGTTCATATTCATTCTCTGAGAAGACATCTCTGTTAAGATAAACCATATAGTCAGAATACATGTAGACACCCCTACTACCCCTGACTGTTGCCTCGCTGATATCATCAAAGTTATCATTTAAATGGCAAACATTGAATAATGTATATTGATACTTTGTACTAGAGTCTTTTAAATCTTTCATAGCTTTGTCGATACTACGTCTCTCATCATCAACCGCCCCTGTTGCGGAAAAAGACATATTATCAAATATAATAAACTCACATTTACAAGTTTTAACCATATAAGGTATATTACGTACAACCTCTGCTAAGTCAGTTCCATACGTACAATGGTCAAACATTACAATATTATCTGTAACTTGCCTGCAATCTTCTAATTCTTCTTCTGTTAATAACCTATTCATTATATTATCTACACCGTGACCTGTCAGAGCTGCTGTAAGCTTCAAGAGGGTACGTTCCAACGGGTCCTCTAAACTTACTATACCTATCTTCTTACCGGCCTTCACAGCGTCCCTGACAAGGTCAGCTACAAACGTTGTTTTACCTACTCCGGGTAATGCAGCAATCGTGTAAATGCTAGGTATCATAATAGGGTTAATTGTATCATTAAAACTTTTCCAAGGCCAAGGCTTAGATTTAGAGACGTGACCTTTTAATTTCTCCAGCAACTTATCACCTGTAAGAATCGGAGCAGGTAAGTACGCCACTGCATTGTAAACGCATTCCCTTAGTTCCTTGTTTGAACCTTCCATAAGTAAGTCGTTAGCGTCTTTCAATCTCCAGTTAACAACTCTAACATTACCAGGCTCGAAGAGTTTAATACACTCCTCTGTGGCTTGTCTACCGGGTTTATCGTTATCAAAAGCTAAAACAACATACTTAAAACCGTTAAGTAGATGCATATTCTCAGCTAATACGCTAGCCGCGCTTGCACAGCCATTAGGTAATGACACAACAGGCCATTTACATTGAAACACTTCTGCAACAGACAAGGCGTCTATATGCCCTTCTGTGATGGTTAAGAATAAATTCTCGTTGACACTGAATTTAGACATACCCCATAGTGTTTTGTTGTATTCTTTGTCACCTGTGATAGGAAACTTCTTGTCACTGGTTCTAAGCTGCTGCATTTTAATATCACCAGCATCATTGTAATAATTAGCAATGTGTACTTTCTTTTCAGCATTTATCATATACCCGTAGAATTGACAGGTTTCTTTAGAGATCTTCCTTCTCTTAAGGCCCCTGTATTCACCTTCTAATATCCCACCTCGCTTCTCAGTGGGGGTTATCTTCTTAACCACTTTAGCACCTTTCTTAACACCAATTACTTTCTGCTCTGCTACGCAATACCGTACACCACTTTCGAATACGTGTATGTTATCACCTGCGGTATCTCTACCTTGTGCTCTGCACGACTCACAAGGTTCTTTACTAACTACGACATTCTTTTTCATAATCAACCCCTATTGTAGTAGTAATAATGAATCAGTTTCATCTAAACTAAACTCAAGATCCATGAAATGCTTCTCCACTTCTCTTAGCATATATCTAACACCTTGAGAACTAGCAACCGCACCTTCAGTAACTTCTTTAATCGGGAAATCTGTTATATCAATCTTCTCAGTCCCCATATAAGATAAATCCCTAACCTTATTTGGTAGTATAGTTTTAATTAAAATCTGCTCAAACTCCTTAGCTGTAAACTTCTCCAATTCTACTATATGGTTAAGTCTACCTACAAATTCAGGAAGTAATCCATACCTAACTATATCTTCATCTGTTAATGGTTTCTTCTCTTTCGTAGATTCTGTAGAGTTAAACCCTATAGAATTACTTACAACCTTATCATCGTAGATACCTGAGAAGGCCCCTGAGAAAATCCATGAAAGTCCAGCGAACTCATCTTTATTGTCAATAAGCGTTAGAAAGTTAGACTGTACGTGTGAGTTCCACTTTCCACTTGAATCGAATGAGTTACCCAATTTATCTATCTCATCTATATATACAACAGTCTGATCAACTGTACACTCTATTGAATGATAATCAGAGGAAGATTTAACTAACTCTTCAGCGTTCGCAACTATCATCTTCCTTAAATCTTCCTCTTTAAGACCACCGCCGGCACCCGTAGGGTTTAACTGTGTGGCGTCTACAGTGATTAGAGGGAAATCAGCTAATCGTTGTAATGACTTCACTAGATGTGTCTTACCTGTACCACTAGCGCCTACTAAGAGACATTTACTAGGAGTAAGAAGGTCACAATCGTCTCTTGTTGTGTAGTTAATCTCCCCAGTACCATAACCCCACTTCTGTACTTGTCTCCTCTTAGAACGTCTAATTAGGCATATCAAAGCCTTCTTAGCTTCAGTGTGTCCGTATACTAATTTATCTAAAGCTAGTAATATTTCAAGGTTACTATTGGTATAAAACATAATACATCTCCTAATGTGTATAATATAACTATAGACTGTTGATTAAACTTTGTCAATGATATTATCACAAGTTAAATAGAATTCACCTGTGTAATTACTATTAATATACTCTATAGTACTTTGAATAATCTTCCTCACAGCACGTACTTCTAATAAAGCAGATTGACACCAGGTCTCAAAATCAATAGAGTTTATAAAGGTTACATCCTGATCACGTCCACTAGATATTAAGACACTTATACTTAAATTACAAAAACCTCTATTCTCCTGAAGTCTATTCTCTGAGATACATATTAATTCACTTTCTATATGATCCCATATAATCTTCTTATTCTTAACTAACATAATATACCCCTAAGTTATTCTTAGTTTAATTATAACATATATATTTATTTTGTCAAACACCTTGACAGAAGTTTATAAAGGGTGTATACTACTTACTAAGGGGTTCTAAGGAACACTAAGTAATTAACTAAATAACAATAAAACAATACTAAGGAGTTCTTAGTATGGGGAGAATATATTGAAAATGTCTAGAGAAGGTAAGAAATTCTTAGTAGAGTTAGAAGGGGTTTGCTTAACACCATACTTCGACAGTGTTGGGGTTGTAACAATAGGTGTAGGGGCTACAAGGTCAGAGATACCCAAGCTTGCTAAGTGGCCTAAGACTAAGAGCATAACAATGGAAGTGGCGTTCAAGCTGTTAAATAAATCCCTTATTAAATACGAGAATGCAGTGGACAAAGCATTGACTGTTAAAATATCCCAAGAAAAGTTTGACAGTTTGGTGTCTATATGCTATAATATAGGTATCGGAGGCATGAAGAGATCAACCTTCATTAAAAGAATTAATAGAGGTGAATCGCCTGTAAGAATCAAGCATGCTATGATGATGTGGAGAAAACCTAAAGAGATAATAGGCAGACGGACAAGAGAAGCTGATTTGTTCATGTATGAGAAATACAGATTAAGAGGAACAGCACAGTTGTTCGTAACGAGTAACAAAGGTAGTATATTATGGTCAAAGACTAAATCAATTAAATTAGATGATTATATAGCTTGACAAGATAGGATATATAGTGTATACTTAAAGTATTGAAGAACACACGGCGTTTTGGGTAACATCTCTGGTTCAATCCCAGGGAGCGCCTCCAGAATATCGTCCAGGGCAGCGGGTCAAACCCGACAAGGTTGCTACCTAAGGCGTTTGAGAGCTGGTCATCTCTTTAAAGTGACCCCTAATTCATGTGGAATATCGGTAACTAGAGTCGATTAATAAAATATGCTAGTATCTCCTACTGTCCCTACGCTAAATTGGGATAGAGGACTGGGGAAAAGTTGAGAATAACTGAGTACCGCGAGTTCACTTATTTATAGTCAGAGATTTACTGTTTAGACGACACGCGCTTTCTTCTGACTATTTATAATCGTAAGGGAAGATTTAAAACTCCTTAAGGTCTTGGACGATATTGCACCAAGTTTAGTGAGAGGTCTAGTAAAAGCCTCAAGTGTATAGCATACACATCTCCTAAGGGCCGCAATGGCCCTTTTTATGGACGTTAAAAACCCACCTGAGACTCTTTTTAATCTCGTTAGACATTATATAGTCCTTGGTGTGAATTGATCCGCTTCTGACTCCGAAGGGTTACCAATCATAACACCGTTGTTATTATATAAATCGGCTGATAAGAAAGTACCACTGCTATCACGTAAGGTTCTTAATACAGCACCACCATACACAGCTTGTGTGGTGTATTTTCTAGTATCCACTACACTGATTCCATTACCAAGTATTGTCTCTAAAACTGAAACACCTGCTTTATAAGGTAGAGGCACTTCGCTGTCAAATTCAGACGGTATAAACTTACCATTTATAAGTGATAGTGTGTAAGCTCCTGTTAAAGGCCAGAACTCTTGTAAAGGGGTTGGTTGCCCACAAGCAGCAGCTTGAGGTGCTGTTAAGCCTAATGTCCTATCACATCTAGTACTGGTTGTAGAGAGAAGGAAAGGTGCTCCACCTCCTGCCCTGTTCACAAAGAACTGTACAGCAGTTTGATCATTACTACCTGGTGACTGACTAGCCGCTACATCTTCTGGTGTATCCGACAACCACTCTTTAAACGACTCTGCTGCTACTTCAGCATCTATTACAGCAGATACAGCCTCTCTGTATGTCTTAAAGACACCACTGCCTCCAGACCATATATACCCAGTAACAAATGCAGAATCCTCAGGGGGTAGGAAAGGAGTAAACCACTCACCTTGCCCTTGAGTTAAACCACCCTCAGTAGCAGCAGAGGTGTCGGCAACTGTAGGTGTTGGGAACTGACCATCTATTCTCACTGCCACATTCTTAAGTCTTCCATCCGTAGCAAGGTTTCCACCAACATCAAAATCATGCCATGCGTTAGTTTTATCTTGACCGACACCAGTCCCTTGGTAATAGGTTGATTGATTAGCTAGTTCTGGTATAGCTCGTTTAGGGGCTGAATCAGCTCTATTAGCTTCCGCTGTACCTAAAACCTCACCTGCTCCTACGTCAGCATCTATCAACACTAGTTGTCTTATCTTAGCTTTAGCTATAACCTTCTCTTCAGTAGATAAATCTGTACGTGCGTCAATAGCCGCATCAGCAGCTTGGATAACCGCATCATTAACAAAGTCTTCGGCATATTCTCTAGATACTGAACCACCTAAAGGGTTATTACTAGCTGAACTGCTTAGGTCAGACTGCTGTGAGTTCTGAGTGGTGGCAACACCGTTACTTATATTACTGCTAAAACCGGAATCAGAAGTAGAGTTTGTCCGTGATGTAATATCTTGATTTGTATTAGTAGGGTTCTCAGTTGAGGGTAGTATTATATTACCTGCTGAGTTGACACCTTCAACCGGAGGTTGATTACCCCCAGAGCCTTGATCTGTGTCAGAAGAACCGTTCTGCTTCTGTGATGTAGCATTTCTAAACGCTGGAATACTATCTTTATCAACAGGAAAAAACCCCTGTAATAAGGGGCTATATTTACCATCAAAGTCTTTTGTTCTAGAAATTGTTTGTAAATCTTTAATTAAACTCATGTGAATGTCACCGTTAACGTATCATTAGGGATATTAATATTAAAACTACTATCTGAGGCTAGTGTTCTTTTTAACCTCACTGTATCAGGTATAGCGGGGTAATCTACTATAAATGATTCTACGAAATTAGTTCTATGTAATGGTATATTGTTCTGTGTAACTGTTGCATTACCTATCCAACCATTCCATGTTTCTGCATTAGGTGTGATTGCAGGGTCAGGACTTTCTCCTGTATGTGTTTGCAACGCCACTGACATATCTGTATTAATATAACCACTATTATCAATAACAGCAGGAACAGCCCATACATCAGTTGTATCAACCCCTGGAAGCCTAGACAACCTAAGTGTTACCCTAGTCTCTGAACGCCCTGTAGTGACGTCTATATCATGTGTGAAACTATAAACCTTAGCTTTTGTTGTGAATAATGTAGCATTAACAGCTACAGTGTGTTTTAAATCAACATCAGCCCAGATATCTCTTCTAAAGGTTACATCAACATCTCTGTAACTTGAAAACAATGTAGCACGTGCTTTATTAAGAGCTACGTTAATACCAGACAAGAACTCTGAAAACCCTTGTTGTTGGTTAACATAGAAATTCTCTGTTGAGTTGTATATTAAATCATCTTCTTCCCAAGACCTTGTGTCATACTCATCATCAAAAGAGTAATTCTCTTTAGAAATAACAGGACCGTACTTAGTTTCACCTTTCAATGAACCTAATTGTATTGTATAAACTTCCTCTACTGTCTGAGCAAACTTACGTCCCGCTTTCCAATTAGCTCCTCTACAAAGATGACTACTTGTGTCTACAATAGTACTAGACACTACGTCGTAAATCTTATTACCCGAGGCATCCAGAACAAAACTATCAATTGGGTATTGTTTACCGTTAGCCCAGGTTGTGCTATTAGTTGCAGGGTCTACTAAATATGAACGTGTAGTTTGAGCCACATAGTCGTGTGTAACCTGATTCGGTTGCCATACAACTGGACCACCTACGCATGCAAACCCTTGAGCTGGCCACAAGTCAACAAAGTTTATAGCTGTAGTAGGATGCCAATTATCTGAGAAAGCTGAACTCTGCACTGTCTCTTTAGCTGGGAATGAAGGTTTCCCTTGAGTGAACCAATTAGCGCAGAAGTTTTCATAACCACCCCATGACACTGTACATAACTGTTGGTGTAATCTCTGATAACTATATTTCATATTAAGCTGTACAACATTAGTTGCAGCATTTCTATTTGAGTAAGAAACATCAGGCTTCTCACGATAGATGTCAGCATCTGTTAATGTGAAATTAGCCACTGCTTTAGGTTCCCAGGGAGTAACACTGTGATTACCATAATTATCATAATCAAAGCTTCCGGTAATTGTCTGCAAGCGTTTATCCAACTCATCTTTATTAGTCTGAGGCTCACCAAACACTATGTTAGAATAAGTACCTATGTTTTCAATAACAGAGGTTTCTAAATTCTCCATCTTAGATGACCTTCTATCTGAGCAATTCAAAGAAAGGAATCCATCTACTATATCAATCTGTGGGGTATCTACAAAACCTGTGAAAATACGTTTAGAAGTAGTTGCTGTGATATGATTAATCGTTATAGACTTACCTTGGAAAAACTCTGGGTCTACAATACCAGCGCCTGGGTATAGTGTTATGCGAGCAATAGCACTTTGACCTTCTGTCTTAGTGATTGCAACCTGACCTGATAACTCTTCCTCTGGTATAACTTCACCACCAATAACAACTTGGAATGTAAATCCATTACGTGTTAAGAATGTATTAGCGTTAGAGTCATGTACTCGTTGTGAGAATTGTACCAGTTGACCCACACCAGTGGTTTCTACTTGCTGTTCAAACAAAACAATCTGCCCGCTTCCTGTGACGAACAGTTGTACGTTCTGATCAAAATCTAACATTTGACCTAAGCCAATAACAGCCACTGTTTGTTCAAGACGAGCTCCCTCACCCGAACCTGTTTGAACAGCTCCACCATTAACTTCTATACTATTGACATCATTAAAATTAGGCATTAATTATTATTCCTGCGGTTTAGGGTGGGCTTCTTTGATAGCTGTTATTACATCTTTCCAAACGGTTGTACCGTCTATCTTATCGTGATATAGCATATCAAGTTGTTCTTCTATCGAAGGGTACTCAGCTATACGTTCATCTTTATAACCTTCCTCCGCTGCGTACCTTACTTTCTCCACGTCCCATGCAGATGCTTCTACAGCCCTATTGTCTATTTCTTGTTTCGTAAGCTCTATCTTCTTACCGTTGACCTGTTTATACTGTTTCATGATTAAACTCCCACTAAGCCGTATAAGTAAAATTTACCTTTCGCGATATTACCGCTGGCCATTTTAAACTGAATTGCATCTACAGCTGTATTAGCTTTATACATACCCGAGAAAGTACCAATCCTTGACTGACCGTTAGAATCAAGTAGTACAGCGTTACCCATTATTGCCGTGTATGCTGTTATGTCTGACAAACCAATTAAGTCCACTTTGAAACTACCCTGTTCTCCTGTAACCGTACCGAACGGCACTCCCAAAGGTATTGATGTATCTGAAGCTGATCCAGACTGTCCGGTTACTCCTAACACAGCCGAAAAACGTTGTCTCAAGTAACTAGAGGTACTTATAAAAGTAGAGCCGTTATCTGTAGACACTCTGAATAATCCATCGGCGGCATCTACAGTTGATTCTACCCCCTGCCCGATTAATATATAACTGTTATGTGATGTTAAGTCGGTAAACTCAATTGATGCAGAAGTTGAAGCGGTTGCTGTGGAGACTAATTCAAAATCTTGTGTTCCACCACCTCCAGCTGCTAATTCAAACTCATCATTTGTACCATTATACGTTACAACATGACCATCTGTAGGGCTTGTGAATTCAGCGACAGGCATACTAACTACACCTTGCTCTTCACCTGCATAAATCTTCATAACTCCTGTTGAGAAGTCTGTAACTGTTGTATCAATAGCTATCTCACCATCAGCATCAACTGTAGGAGCTGCACTATTAGGTATTTCTAAACTTGTTGCCCCACTGAAATCTATAGGAGCAGTTGTCTTAACAACACCAGTTCCATCAGGGGTAAAGTTAATATCACCATTTGTATTAGTTGATATTAAGCTGTTACCACTTATCTCAAGGTTATCTACTAGTGTTAATGGACTGAAGCCGCTTGGAGGGGTGTATGTAAAGTCTCCTGATTCTGTTCTAATTGTACTTACCTGAGTAGCTGCTGCCATTACACACGCCGCCACATAACCTGTCCCCGAATTTAATGTAACAGACTCTTGACCTTGTGAAGTATTATTATGAAAGTACTCAAGAGTACCTCCGTCGATGTCAAATGCAACACCGATAACGGTCCCTAAGACCCCTGCTGTATACCCGGCAGCTCCGTTGAAAACCGTATCAAAATAGGTAGTACCATCCATCCTATATGCATAAGTATCTGCTGATTGACCTAAGTCAATTGTTCTACTAGCGCTAGGGGGGGAGATACCTACACCTTGGTTTGCACCAGGGCCAGCACCGATCAACACTTCAAAATACCACTTACCAGAAGTCTTAGCGTCTGTTGAACCTGCTCCAGATCTAGTGCCTGAAACATAAGTAGCAACTGTATCACTTACTGATAATGTAACACCCGCCGCTTTATCAGCAGAATTCCACACTACTGGTACAACTGGTGCTGGACCTCCTCCTGCAAAATCAGAGAAAAGAGCCACTTTTAATACATCACTATCACTATCATCTTGTAGTAATATCCTATCATTAGCTGAAGGAGTTACAACATCTAATGCATTAGCATCTAAATCATCTTGTTTTCTATCAACACTATCAGCTGTGAGCCTAAGTTGAATAACATCTCCATCGGAGAATACTGCCCCACTTGTCCCCTCGACACCACGTGTAATAGTAAGCGTAGGACTGGAAGCATCATCTGTAACAGTGACAATCTCTATATTACCACCACCAACTAAGGTTAAGTTATAAACCTCGCCAGCACCTATGGATGGAAGCCCTGTGGCTGATGTAACAACCAACGTTGTAGCTACATTTGTAATAGCTCCATTTAACGTAGTTGTGTAATTGTTTGAATGTTTTCTATCAACCATTTCTTATGTCTCCTGGACATTGTTAATAAACAACGCAAGTTCTTCGTGACCTGTGTTATCATTGGGTGTGGTGATTGTATTAGTTACACGTATGTGAACTTCCACTAAACTGCCTGTTCCACTACTAACAGTGGTTCCTAAGCTTAAAGGGTCGCCACCAGTAGCTCCAGGAAGTCCTCCAGAGGTTGTAGCAAGCTTTATTTCTGTAATAGGATGTACCGCACCAACCAGTGACCAAACAACCGTACCGTCCACTACAGTGGTTCCAATACCTGAAGTAGGCCATGTAGGTTCGCTGGCATCTGATGTACCTGCTGTAGTGACTTTGTATTTAAATCCATTTGGGGTAGTGGGTTCTATAACATCACCTAACGCGTAAACTATAACTGTCACCCATTCAGGGAGAATGAATGTAGGAGTTAGTGTTATATTGTCAACACCTGGATTTGAAACTGCTTGTAATGTACGTGCTGTCTCTGGGCTACCAAAGTATAAGAGGAAATCTTGAGGGTTATCAGATAAATCTGTCTCATGGACAATCTCTAATGTCCCACCGAATGCAGTTGTTAATCCGCTATCTGTGAATAATTTAAAACTTAAATCAGCTAATGCCATTTTACACTCCTCCGGATTCGCGGGCTGCCTGAGCCACTACACGTCTAAATATCTCATTAATCTTTGCTGTAACAGCTGGTGACTCAGCTACTTTAACTGATAAACCATCTTCAGCTCTAACCACAACGTCAACTTTCTGTGTTGACCCTCCGATAGACTGTCTTGCACTTAATAAACCTTGTTGCAACCCTGCTGTGGCTTGTCCTCTACCCTGAGAAGAACGGGCTATATCTTTTTGTAATCTTGCTATTTCTTGTAATCTGTCTAGATCTAAGTCATCGCCAAATAATTTGAAATCTAATTCAGCAAAAGCATTGATAAACTGCAAGAGGTCTAATTTAACACGTTTGAGTAAAGTGGTAAAAAATTGCACTGAATCAATCATAGACTGGAACCCTTTAACAGCACCTATTGTGAAATCAATAAATCCTTTAGCCACAAACTCCGCGACTTGTCCTAGACCACCAAAAGCGATTATTTGATCTTTTATGAAACCTAGTATCTGTGTTAAAGCCGGAGCCACTGAGGCAGTTAACTGTAATCTAAACGCGCTAAATACAGCATCTAACTTAGTGACACTGTCTGTGTAGTCTTCCACACCTTTAGCTTGTTCGTTCGTTAAAGAAGCACCGAAGGTTCTAAACTCAGCGGCAGTGGCTTTAACACCCGAACGTATTAGGTTTAATTGATCTATACCTGAACGACCAAAAACTTGGATTGCTAAAGCAGCCTGTTCGTTCTCGTTAGTGACACCTCTTATGGCCTCAGCTATCGTTTGATACTGTTCATTTAATGGAAGTTTAATCAACTCTTTAGCATTTAAGTTCAAAGTTTCAAAAGCTTTAGTAGCCTCACCTATCCCTTGCCTTGCATCATCTACGGATTTAGGTAAACGTTTAAGGGCTGTGTCTAATTGAGCCGCGGAAACTCCTGCTAAATCAGCAGCAAATCTTAATTCTTGTAATGCACCTACATCAATAGTAAACTTACTAGCTGTCTTAGCTAACTCGTCTATTTCTTTCGAGGTTTCATTAATTACAGATAGAAGCTTAGTGAAAGCGACAACAGCAACTGTCCCCACTGCTAATGTTGCAGCAGCACCTATCTTAGCGAGATCTTTTGTAAATCCCCCAATACTAGTGGTTGTATTCGCTATCTCTCTTTTAAACTGTGAGCTGTCAGCCGTAATCTTTGTTAGTAGTTCTGATACTAAAGGCATTAATCACTCTCTTTCTTAGTTACTGGAACGCCCATCCCTGCAAAAAGGTTTTGTAGCATTGCACTCTTTTGATCTGCATTTGCTTCTTCTGCGAATTGAGCTAAAATCTTATCTTTATATGTTTCATCTTTTAGGAGGTCAAACGCCATCCAATCTAATAATTCATAAAACGTTACACCCTCTATTAATTCCTTAGCCGTTTTACCTAAGGTTTCTGCTCTGTGATATACGTAGAACCGCAGAGGGTGTTTCATTAGTTTTTTGCGTGGGCCTCAATCTCTTGTTCATCAATCTTATTCAAATCAAGAGCCGCTTTAAACAACCTTGTAGCAAGCGGAGCTGGTAAACTACCCACCTCTTCTGAAGACTCAAACAACTGATCTCCATTCTCTTCAACACAACTGTAGAACAAGACATTATTAAGAATCTTATTATTATCCTTATCAGCTAACGCCGACTCCATTTGTAATTGCTCACCTAAAGTCATAGACCTAATGTAAAATGTATAATCATCCACTTGGACAGGTTTAGGTTTAGAGAAATCTGATACTAATAGTTTTAATTGTTGTTTATCAATCTTCATAAGGGTTTCCTCTATCTATTAAGTTAGTACTACGTCACCGCTTATACGTAATGTCGCTTGTCCTGTCACAACACCGTCAGCTGCAACGTCAGTTGTTAGGGATAGTACATATGCATTAAATGTGAATACATTCTTAGTGGATGTAGGAAGGGTTATAATCACTTCACGTTCTGCCTGGTTAGCCATTGCGTCACGTAATTCAACTTGGCCTAAATCATCCTCATCACGGATTAAATCAATAGTAAAACTACCATTGTCTTGTAATCCCATTTTAAATTCTTTAGCTGTACTAGCTAGAGTTGTAACATCAATCTCTGCTGCGCTACCAGACCCAATACCACTGATAGCCGTATGGCCATTTATAGTTACTGGTGCTGACACATCATCATCAATTGATATCGTAGTGCCTTGTGTTAAAATTGGTACTGCTGCCATTTCTTACTCCGTTCTCAGTTAATTGAAAAATAGTTTATCTCTACAAACGTAGTGAGCCATGCATCTTCACGTGTTACAGCTCCTATACTTATGTTTTGTATCCAGACATTGACACCACCTTGTAGTAAATCTTTGTCTGCTGCGAAATGAGCTCTTACCTCATCCGCTAATTCTAATAAATCTTTAACACCTCGTCCTAATGGTACGAAGATGCTCACTTGATACATCCCTGCATCTTGTTGCTGCCCTGCTAAATCTTTTAATATAGACGCTGTTGGCAACACTGTAGGTTTAATAAATACTGTATCTTCTACAGGTTTATATTTAGTGTTAGGCCACGCCACTGCTGGAAGAGTAGGTAAGGTTGATAACCTCGTGTCTAACGCTCTCTGTACCTCTAAAAAAGCCATATTATACTATCCTAAATCTTGATGCTGTCTTAGCTAAAATAGCTGCATATTCTATAACACTTGTACGCATCATCCCTTTAGGTGCTTGTGTTGACCAACCGGTTTCCACACGTTGTGCGTAGGGTGCGTCATTAGATATAGTAATGGTTTGTGTTCTACTTCTTAAACTAAATCTAAATCCTGATGTTGTTGAAAGCTTCCAATTAGTTTTTAAAAACCCTGGTGCATAATCCTTATGAGGTGGAGAGTTCCAAAGCTCTGGTTTACCCACTGGGGTTTTAGCTTCTATTCTGTGGAATAACTCTTTAGCTGTTGCTTCGAGTGTGTTCCCTACAGCCACTAAGGTTAATTTAATATCACCTTTGAATTGCTTTTCCCAACCTTTAAAATCTGTTGTCATTAAATCCTCAACTGTACTATATAAACTACATTAACACCTTGTGCTCTGAGTAAGTCCACTGTTTGTGCTCTATACTCAATACTGTTGACAGTGAACACATCATCTATCTCAGGAGACGTTGTAGAAGCTACGTAAGCTCTTAGGTCACTACTGAGGATGTTTTCTCCATCTATCTCTGCTTGCACGTAAGGTCTAGCGTGAACGTCCGCTGTGTAAGCTGTAGTGGAGCTTATAGCTGTTTCACTAGTAGCAGGGTTATAACCACTATACACATTACGTGATATCGTAGCTGCTTCACCGTACTTATCCAGAAGCCTATCAGCTACTGCTATTAAACTATCACTAAACGTACCCATTAAGCTTTACTCACTTTGAATGTATTACCACCTGCACCACCATCTAACAGTTTCTTCAACGTAGCTGTAATCTTCTTATTAATCACCACCGATGAACTGCTATCACTATATTCTACTTCTAAGTCACCAACTTTCTCTCTTTTTGTTTTACGTGGTGAATCTTGTAATGGGTCATTACCTTCATCTATTGCTATACATGTTTGCATTTGCCCATCTTTTAATTCTTGAGGTATTTCATCTGAACTTATTAAATAACCATCCACTATGACACCTGTACGAGGCCATAATAAAGACTGATCATCTGTCAGTTTAAAACCTTTATAATTTAAGCTCTCTATATAGTCCATAGACTGTATTATTAACACTGCTGCTGTACCTGTTAGGGTTATCCCTCTATTACTAGCGAACGTGCTTAGTTCAGCCTCAGATACATAACTGTTAGCATTTGCTACAATACTACCATCTTCTACTATTATTGTTGCTACCATTTATATATCACCTTTTAATTTAATGCTGAAACAATCACACTTAATGATTCCACTGTTACGTTTGCTGTATCTGTAGTATTCTCTACGAACATTTCTATATAATCATCTTCACCTAGCTGGACAATAGCTTGAACACTTATTGATTCCGCCCTACCACCTGAATTCGTTGTTGCAAGAACTTTTGAATCAGTTACAACTGAACCGTTCATAGCTACTTGTAATCCTATTACTTTGTTATTACCACTCACTAGAGAAGCTGTTGCAGTGATGAAGAAGTCTCTGACGATAGCGCCATCGAAAACTAATTTATTATTACTATGGGTAAACCGTTGGGTTAAACTACCCTGTGCGGTAGTTCCTAACACTTTCACTGGCGTATCAACTACGGAAATCACTGTTGCAGTAGCGTTGTTCAACATAGAATAACTACTAATATTTGCTGAGTTTGTTACACCTTTACATTCTATAAACTTTGTCTTGTTGTCGGAAAAGGTTACACCACTTGTGTAAGTACCACCTCCAGTGAAATTCAATGTATCTAATATATACCCCTCGACTGGGATTGTAGCACTTACACTAACATTAACACCTGTTGTACTTCCTGTTACGACAAGGGAGCTATAAATAAGTCTAAAACGTCTTGTTATAGTGGTAGTAGCAGCGATATTAATAATATCCCCTGCATCTCCATCACCTACAAAAAGACTGTTAGATATACCTATAGTTCCAATATTACCATCAAATATTAAACCTTTACTACTAAGAAATGCACTGTCTGATAAAATCCAGTTAGTTACATTCTTTATAGTTCCTATGTTTGGAACATTAAGTATGTTAAATGCTGTCCAATCTAGAGCTGATGTATCACCACCATCTATATCAAAAGCTGTATCAACATCTTTAAATGATATGTTCTGTATAGGTGTTGTACCTGTTGTTGTGTATAAAGCCACTCCTACACCAAGCCCTGTAGACGTTAAACTAGTTGTCTCTGAACTTGTACCAAGTATTGCTGTATTCATACCGCCCACTATTCTATCACCTAGTAGGTCTATATCTTTTGTAAATTGGTAAGCTGCGTCAGACTCTAATGTAATAACACCATTCACTGGTGTTGGTAAGTCATCTAAAGCGTCCACTCTTATTAACACTTCTGAAGGTCTAGTTGCGTCCTCTTTAGTGTACATACCTGAGAACACTTGACTACTAACTAATAACCCTGTATCTGACACTATACTATAATACCTCTGTTCGTTAAAAGGCCCTAGTGTCTTAGTTTTACTGGGGGTGATATAAACTATATCTTCACTACTCTCACCTGGGTTTCTAAGGTATACACAACTACCTGATGTAAACTCATCAGCTGTGACAGTTAGTATAAAACCTTTCGGTAAGTTTATCGTTTTTGAAGTAGACATATCATCCCTTTATAAATAATTAGGAGGAGGGTTCTCACCTCCATCCGACTATAATCTAGTCTATAAGTAATACACAATGCTCTGGTTTGATCATCTCAAATCCCCAAGCAATTGATATTTCAAACTTCACTTGTCTATACTCTTTGTACATAGCTACTTCGAAAGCAAGTCCACTTCTTGGGTCTTGTACAACCATAACATCTACTGCGCTATCGCCTTCCACAGGTCTAGCAGGAGCACGTGTTACAAGATGAAGAGCGTTACGGCTAAATATCATGTTACGTTCACCAGCATCTTTCACAGCTACAGCATGAGTTGCTGCTGATAGAGTACCTTTCAAACCAGGAGCCGCGATAGTAATTACACCAGCAGAAACTGCACCGACACCAACTTCAACAACGTAAGCCGCACCTGAAGCATCACCAGTAAAGGAAATGATATCACCAGCTAATATTGTTCCTGTACCCGCAGCAGCTAGAGTTATAACGGTTGCACCGATTGCATAACCTGCACTGTTTGTAGTAGCTGAAGAAGCTGTTCCTTTAGCAACGTTTTGAATTTGATTTGATTCACGTATTTCCATACCGAACTGATCAAGTAAAACACCTTGACGTAGCATAGAAACATCACCAGCTGTGTTAGCTGAACTATATGTTGCATTACCACGGAAGTTAGCAGCTGTGATATTAGATAGTACAGCATGTCTATCAGACATCGGAGCACCATTAATATTAAGCTCTTTAGCAGCATTAGCCAGGTCTTTATAGTTAGCGGCATCAAACAAAGTAGTACCTGCTGATTCCACACCTACAGAAGCCTTAGCATACAAACCTGCTAGATCTGCTTCAATCTCATTAGTAAGAACACGGAACGCTTGTTTAAACTGATCTTGTAAAATCATGTTATAACCAGGACCTGTATTCATACCACGTTGTTCTTCGCCATTCCATCTTACAGGGACATAACGAGACTTCGTAATTGAAATTGTCTTGTTACCTATTGTTTGGTCACCATTGTCAGCTGGAAGTTGTCCTGCTACAATATCAGAAGCTGTTGAAGCTGGAGCTACAAAGCTACGCACTGTTTGGTTAAGTGCTGCCCGTTCTACACCTGAATCACGTGATACTGCAGGTATTAAACCTACTAGTTCACGAGTCACTACATCTAGTGCGGCGTAAAGGTCGGGAGTTAAATTATTTAATGTATTAGTCATTAGTTGTTTTTCCTTTAAATATTATCTACGACAGTTCCACCATTCTTAATATAATCCATTCTCTTACCTGGATTCATCTTTTCGAATGCATTCCTGTCAACTGTTTTTGTGTTCTTGTGAACTCCGTTCGTGTTACCTTCGGCACCGCCTCCAGTAGCTTTACTAGCCCGCAACAAAGACTTAAACTTTGCATCAAGCTTAAACTGTTCTGTAACTGCATCAATAGCGTCTGCACTCAGTACACCGCTGTCATCTACAAGACCAGATAGTTTTCTACTTACAAACTCTGAAAGAATCTCAGCATTATCACCATCGGCAATAGCTGTAGCCACTTTCATAGCTGTAATGTTAATTTTCTCTTGTTTTGAGGATTCATTCATCTTATGCATTTTTTGCATTAGTTCCTCATTCTCTTGTGTTTTTTGTTGTAGAAGCTTTTCAAACTCTCCGTTGTTCATAGCGTCAGACTCTTCTTTTGCTTTAACAGCATTGAGAGCTTCCTCTCTGTCACGTTTAGCTTGTTTAGTTTCATCTAGTAATTCGTTCTTCTTAGCGACCACACTTTCTAAATCACTTCTCATTTGATCTAATTGTGCTTGTAGGTCTACTTGATTCTCAACTTCTTGATTATCCAACTCAGTTGTCATCTTCAATGTCCTCCGGACTGTTGTTTAAAATCTCTATTGGGCTAGGTATTATAAACTCATCTTCTAAGTCAACACCTGACCTCTTTAAATTCGTTCTTATCTCTTCACCACTAATTAATCCCTTGTCAAACAACATAATCTGTTGTGCAAGTACATTAGGGTCTATATTATCTTCATAAAACTGGTCATTCAACATATAAACTGATGTAGCAGGGATTTCCATTTCAAACTCTGAAATCCAGAATAACACTTGTGTCATTGCGATATCTACGTTCTTAGTTATTGTGAATAAAGCCGAGTTCTGTGAGCTAAATCTTATTCGTGCACCCTCTGCCGTCTCTCGACCTCCTGGGGGAGCTATTAACCTTGCACCTATAGAAGCGGCTTGTTCTTCTTTACGCTTCATGGCGGTGTCTGCTAACTGGTTAGGACTGGCTTGTAGTAAACTAGCACTACCTCCCATACCTACTGTTAACCCTGAACGACTACCAAATGTAACCCCACCTGGGTTAGCTTGTTCAAATTCTTCTGTGGAAACGTCACCTAAATTAACTACTAGATAAGGTTGTCCTGTAATGAATATACTTTCTTCGTAATCTGCACTGTTTCTGTAATGGCCTAAATTAACCACTGATAAATCATATAGTGGAATAGGGTCTATAAAAGCATCGTTGTTTTCAGAACCTATAAATGCAAATGGTATTTCATTAAATCTTCTACCGTTGAAATCTGTTGGTGTGAATGTCTTTATTATCTCATTGTCTTCATTAAATACTAACTGTATATATTGATTATTATTGTCAAGTAAAAGAACACGAAACTGAACTTCTTGTTTCCATTCAAATCCATCTTCACCTAACACATCAATATCTTCTCTTAACACTACCATACAAAGCTTTGTAATACCTTCTACTTCTCTGTACTTCCAGTTAATAATTGTCTCTGCGTTATACTGCTTAATCTTTGTTATCTCAGCGCCTACTGCATTGGATGGTCTATCTACGAGTAATCCGTGACGACCTGTAACTAACACTTCACCTATTATCTTTTGTGACAACTGCTCTAGTGTAAACCCTGTGCTTGTAGCAACGTCTTCTATGTATTCTATATCTTCAGGTGTCTCTACTTTCATAGGTTTCCTGAAAACTAATCCTGTAAGCCCCACTTTCGTAAGTCTTGTAAAGTTAGTTAGTATCGCATCTTGCTTATATTGATTAGAACGTGAAGGATCATTTACATCCACTGTACGTATCAAATTCTGAGCAGCGTTGTTAACAATCTGTCTAACAAGCTCCCATCTGCTTAATGCTAAATTGTATTCTGGGTGTAAGCTATCAACTGACATTTATTTCATCCACTTTATGGGTACATTGAATACCGGTTGTCTTAATAAGAATCTGTACGATGTAAAATACGATGCTGCATCTGTTACGTCATCATGTCCGTTACCTTTCTCAGGTTTGTTGTTCTTATCGTAAGCATGTTGTTTTAATGCCTCACTTAAATCAGGACATTTAATCTTATTAACAAATATTTGTCCTTTCTGAAAAGCAATATTTGTGCACAGCACTCTGTCTTCCACTAAAGGGTTTTTCTTTCTCTTTCTGATCAAGAAGCCTGCATCCTTTAATAAGGTTAGATGCGTTATGTCTGCATCAATAGCACTTCTATTTCTACCTGAGGCATCTGGGTACATCCATATTTGATGTCCTGGGTACCTACTCTTAATTGTTTCTACCATATCAGGTGTATCATACATACCCGTCATTTCTTCTATGGCATGGAACTCTTGTCCACCTTTACGACTAACCCAAACTATGGCACATTGTCTACCAACGTTAAAGTCACAACCTATGTGTAATGTTTCTTTAGGTTTAATGTTCTCAATACTGTTATGTAATTCGTCATCATAAGAATGCCAAACACTTCCTGTGGTCATGTTAACAAACTGTCCGTTCAAGTAAGCGTCCCATTGATGCTCTGGGTATGTGTCTTTAATAGACTGTACATACTCATTATCTAATACTGGGTTATCTTCTGTTCGTCCGTGTACGCATCCGTACGCTTCTTTCTTTGAGAGCTTCCACATTTCATAGCAGAATCTAAATCCCTCTGGGGTTGTATAAGCACTTACTTTATTGTAAGGTCTCATCACACCTTCTTCGTTCTCTCTTAAATGTTCCTCTGCAACACCTTCAGGTTTCTGTCTATTACGTGAGACTATCTTACCCCAAGCTGATTTAGCGTGGTTACGTTTCATTGTATCTATCTCATCCACATGACTTCGATAAACTGAGTAACCTACTAATGATTCTGGCTCTTCCATCGTTCTAAAGAGGAAATCACCACAAACCTTACTTTCTGTGTAAATTCTTTTCTCTGTCTTATTATATATATGTTTAATACCAAATGTATCTAACCATGAAGACACTGTAGGAACTGCCACTGTACGTATTAAATCTAGTTTAGGTTCATATACAGCTACGAGTGCGTTAGGGCTGTGTAGAGCGTCTAGCACTGCTGCAAACCCTAATATATAACTCTTACCGCAACCATATCCACCGAAGAAACCTGGGAACCGACATTCTAGCTGTAGAAACTCCACCTGACTTTTGGTCAGAGAGACATCAATCGCATTCGCTGTCGTCATGTTCTATTGTCCTCATTTCATCGTGTGTTGGTAACATCTTAATATTTACAAGGTTAACGTTCTCTTCTATAGTTTGTTGAACTTCAACTTTATCTGACCAACCTATACCTTCTATGTTCTTTAGAGCAAAACAGATAATACCAGCGTTAGCCTTAACCTCGCCTGTTGCTGCTTTACGTGTTAATTGATACCACCAAGCTGCTGCGTCTCTTACTCCGAATTCGTGTGCTTCTTTAAAAGCAGGTTTTGTCTTCACCCAGGAATAGTATGTCTTGGGGGCTATACCCCATCTTGCACAAACCTCAGGGACTGAAAAGCCATCACAACGTAAACCACCATACAGTTCATCACAAAACTCTTTTCTGTATTTTATTAGTTTAGCCATTATTACCTTCTGTCTATTAGTTTATCTATACCCTTCTTTATTTCTCGTATGTCTTCTTTAATATCATCAAGCTTGGATTTAACTACTGCTGTATCTTTCTCTAAGATATTAACTCTTGCTTCTAAGCTTTGTACTTTCTTGTCATGTTTCTTAAACATCCAAAAGAACATTGCAATCATTGGTGCAATTGCATACTTTAAAACTGTTTCTATTATGTGCCACACGCCGCCTTCTATCATTCAGTCATTCCTTGTAACACTTTATTAAACTTCTTAACATCTTTCTCAGTGACAAATCCTTGAGCTGCTCTTAAACCATCGTAGAAGTCTTTTCTGTTAATCTTCGCTAGTTTGTATTCTCTTCTAAGCTCTCGTGACTTTCTCATCGAATCGAATATGTTATTCATGATTGAACCTTGAACTGGGATACCCCAGATAACAGCTATAATAGATGTATACATAATCATATACCATTCTGGTAAAGCCCTAAGGTTATCAAACACTGATGTTGCGTATTCAGGAAAGCCAATTAAGGTGGCTACAAAAGGAGATGATATTAAACCAAACACAACGTACTTAAACTTGGCGCTTGTAGCTCCTAAGGCTACTGTAGCTCTCTCTGCATCAGCTTTAGCAATCTGTGCTGCCAGCTTCTGTCGTTCAAGTGCAATCTGTTGCTCTGTCTGAGCATTTATTTTTCTTATTTCAGATTTGTTTTTGAAGTATTCACCAATAGGTTTTACTAAACTTCCTAATAACGAGAACACTGCGGTAAACATAAACATCCCCTTTTTAAATTCTAGAAGGAAGATAACTGAAAGTAACCGGCTTTACGCTCCTAAGCACTTATCAATCTCTTCCTATACTAGTATTATACCACACACCTAGTGGATTTTCGACAACTTTACAATAAAAAACTTGATTTATTTGTAAATATATGCTATATAGTACATCTTTACACTTTCTTTACACTTGAAACGCCCAAAACCTGTCCAAAATCACACATCGGCATGCTACACTATAAAGGAGCCCTAAGGGAATATAGGGATATACAGAGGGTTATTGACAGCTAAGATAATCTATACTACAATAATAAATATACAATATAATAAAGGAGTATATTATGAGTACATATTCAATACCGATGCCAGAGCTTGATAGTTTCCATAAGAAGAGTATAGTAATAAACACATTAGGAACTGTTAGATCTTTTAGTACACATACCTTATTGGAGCATTACCTAGATAGTTGGATTGACTACAAGCATAAGTATGGTGATGATGGTTTAGATATAGAAGTGTCTTGTATTGTTAATGTTTGTTTTAATAATTGTTTTAGAGCTTGACATTAATTAGATACATACTATAATATAAGTATGACTTGTAAATGGAACCTAACCGGAACCTAACATCTCCAGTAACCTGGCAGCTTACAAGTCAGTCCTGTGTCTCCCTGCTGTAATGAAAGGACGTTAAACGGGAGCAGAGAGCTCGAAGCTTGCTTGAGGTGAAATCCCCCTCATTTAGGAGATTATTATGAAAGAGATATTGACTTGTTTGTATATAACCCTTCTAATAGGTCTGGGGCTTGTTGTAACGTGCGTACTGGGCATACTAACCACATTACTGCATGTACAGCTATTAAAGCTCTCTATCGAAGTACTTGGAGGTTATACATTAATAGTAGGGGTATTAACAGTAGTGGGATTTATAAGTTATGTATCGTATATAAATGATAAAAACAATTAATTAAGATGCGGCGAAACCTTGTTTCTTTTTATCCCATCTTCGCCGACGTTTTTTTTCTAAGGAGACTTATATGATTATCACACAAGCACATGAAGGGTTGTTTGGAGAATATAAAGTGTTTATAGGAGCAGAGTGTGTTCACAACGTTATAGAGATAGACACCTCTGAAAGGAAGCTAAAGGTGGTGCATCACGAGGATGAACGCATAAGAGTGGAAGAGAGGTTCCCTGAGGTATGTAGTGTTCTTCATGACGGAGAGTTTAAAGTGTTGTGGGATGAGAACATTCGTTTTAATGAATATTATACAAAGGGGATGTGATGCCTATTTATGAATACAAGTGCCCTGAGTGTGGCTGGAGCGACGAACTCTTACAGAAGGTAGAAGACTTAGAGAAACCTCTTCCTCATTGTGATAAGTGCTTCACTAAGCTTGAGAGAGTGTTAGGTACACCGGCTTTTGACCTACGAGGTGAAGGTTGGTATGATGGAGGAGTAACATGAGATATTTTATACAGGCACTAAGAAATATCATCTGGAGATATGACAAGAAACAAGAGGTGTTGGAGGAGATAGCAGCAGGGATTAGCTTAGATATAATGAGGAAGTCTGATAAGAAGCGTGATAGAATAACTAAATCAAATGGATGGGAGATGCCCACACAAGAACAAATAGCTAAAGGGGTGGAAGCTCATAAGGTTAACAAAAAGGAGTGTGACGAGATATGAAAACTATATTGAAGCTAGATGCTTGTGTGGATTTTGAAAGAGATGTCTCAGATAAGATGATGGAAACCTTCCTAGATGATTTTACAGACCTAGTAGAGAGGTATGACGCCGTCACCGTAGCGTTCTGTAAGCAATGTTCTGAGGAGGAACTGGAATAGTGGTGATTTACAGTCTATACTAAAGGTATACAACAGGAGAACGTGATGAAGACGTTAATAGCAGGTTTAATTTTATTCTGTTCAAGTGCTAATGCTTATGTATCTTTCTCAGAACTAGACGAGATATATCTTGATATAGTCAATAAGAATGGATATATATTCTACCCTGAGCTTATATTAAACACTAATGGAGTTATGAATGCCGCTGGAGTGGGGCCTTATATTATAATCTTCTCTGGTGTAATACCTTTTCTACGTAATAAAGATGAGGCAGCTGTTCTATTAGGACATGAGTTGGCTCACAGTAAGCTAGGTCACTTAGCTAGTACACCTCATAATGAATACGAAGCAGATCGTTATGGTGCGGCGTACGCTAAGAAGGCTGGATATAATCCATGTGAAGGTGTTAAGATGTTTCTACGGTTTGGTGCGGGCTCTGAAACCCACCCAAGTGGTGTATCTAGGTATAAACAGTTGAGGTGTGATAATGAATCATAGAATGAAAACCCTTAGAAGAAATATATTGATTAATTCATATTTGTATTACGAGAAGGACAGTCCAGTGGTGGGAGATGACACTTGGCAAGATTGGGCGGAGGAGTTAGCTAGGATGCCACACGAGGATATAGGCTACTACGACGAGATGTTTAAAGATTGGGATGGTACTACAGGAAATCATCTAACGTACAGTGAGGAGCTTATAGAGGATGCTGATAACTTCTATCTGAACATGATAGAGTTGAAAAACTTCTTAGATGTAGGTTAGGGGGATAATATGAATGGATGGGAAATGTGGTTTTTGCTCACGGTGATACCTGGGATTGGGATGTTTACTATGATGCTAACTTCTATGACAACTATGGCGCTCCTAGGTGTTGGGTGTTGGGTACTTAATGTGTTATCAGACGGTTTACCTGTTACGGGTAAGGTTAAGCGGGTTGCTGTGTGGTTATCAGTTACGTGGGTGGTGTTGGCTCTACTTAGTGCTATAATACCCACTCAAGGAGCGATGATAGCCATCACTACGCAGCTTATTTAAACGAGTTAGTTAAGAAGGGGTACAATATGGGGATGGGGACGTGGGTATTAATAATGGTTATAGTGGGGCCTTCTGCCGGTAGTGTGATAACAACTTCAGTGGGATTCTACACACAAGTAAACTGTCAAGAAGCACGTGCAACTCTACTTGCTAATTTAGAGGCAGGAGACAGGTTACACATGAAAGAATACAGTTTTAGTTTCTGTACACGTAGAAAATAGAAGATTAAGAGGATGCTGATGACTTCTATTTAGATAACTAGCATTCGCAAACTGGAAACCTTAGAGACCTGGCAACAGCTGGGTTTTTTATTGTCCAGAGGAAAGTGAAATATATTGTTTTGTAATACCAGTGTTCATTTTTATTGAACAAGCTGTAATTATGAACAAGGTGAAAACCATTTATATTGTTTTGTAACCTGAGACCATGGGCACCACCCTCCCACAGAAGTCAAGGGGGATGTACCCCCACCTATGTAAAGTTTGTGTAAAGATTCCTAACAGTAGTATATCTTCATCTGCTTGTCAAGTGTAAAGATTGTGTAAAGATTCCCTTAGTTTCTGTAAGCACCCCTCCCTAAGCATTCTCCCCACCACCCTAGAATACTACGTAAGCTCTCTATAAGCTCAGTGACGAGGAGATTACTACTAAGGGTAGGCATTGCTATGGGTAGGAATATTAGGGAGGTTTAGAAGAGCTTACAGGAGGGAGGTTGTCAAGTGTAAAGATAGTGTAAAATACTTTCTTAAGGTCAACGTCCGTCCCGTCCTAGTTCAAACCTTCTCTCATACTATAAGTATAGTACGGATGGGCTAAGAAGTCAAGGCTCTAGGAAGCTATTAAATAATAATATAACATTATGTGTTTCTTAAGATGCAGGTGTATATATACAACAGGCCTAGGAGGCTCTCTGACAAGAGATATATTCTTCAAGAGG